CTATATGTCAATACATTTTTTGAAATTTTCTTTTGGAAATTTTAATTCCTTTTTAGTTAGCTTCCGGCGTTCCTTTTACAGTGATGAAAACTGGAACACCGTCTTCATTATATCCGCAAAAGATAGTCTGTGTATTATCCATTTCGGATCTCCTCTCTGTATTGATTTTTAACATCTGATTACAATACTATCTTATAACAGCTATGTATAGTTGTCAAGTAGTTTTTTTGAAATTTTAGAAAATCTTTTTTTCTGGTGGCCAGCTACTCTTTTAACTCTATATCCGTATCTCTTTTTGTCTTTCCCAGCTTCAGATAGAATTCGCCAGCGCTGAACTGCTGCATGAAAGCCTCTAATAACACGTTCATTGGAATGCCGATTTGCTTGCAGGATCTCTTGAATTCATCCAGGATATCTTTATCTACAGTTGTGTTGAGCTGTACTCTATTGTTGTTAATATCTCCATTTACTTTTAAGCTTGCCATATTAGATCTCCCTTGTATATATAATAATAAAATAATTCTATCATAGAATACCTATCTATTTAACGATTAGTTTTTGATTTTTGAAAAAATCGGCTCGGCATTATAATGACTATATGTATTATGTTTCTTGAATAGAGTATATCCGTTTGTTTCTCCGCTATTGCTTCGAAAAGATTCGTTTCCCTTGCGGAAAACTCATCTACCTTGTCAAACCGCAGGTTTTGATTTCCCTTGTCAAAAGAGGGAATTTTAGTTTCCCTTGCTAATCGGGAAAAATTGATTTCCCTTGTGAACTGAAGATTTTTAGTTTCCCTTGTCAATCGGAAATCTTCGTTTCCCTTGTGAAATGGCCAGCGGATCTTCGCTCGTGTATGCAGACAGGCTCTCACGGCATCACCGGTGACATAGTCAATAATTAATACAGATATTATCTAGATAAAAATTTAGATAATAGTATCAGATTATTATATAGTATTATCATTAATGTATCGACAAAAAAGTATTAATATAAAAATTAAAGGATCATCTTTCATCTGCAATAATATGTAAGTACTGGAATATTTATAATAAAAATAGGGATACCGGCAGCATCCCTATTTCAATAAAAGATATATATTACACTCTACAATTCTACTACTCCCCACCAGGAAATCTGATGACCAAAAACCATCTTCATGCCCGCCCGGCGTCTTTAGCTTCATCATAAGAATCATAAGTATATGTGTTCTTCTCGCCGGTATCCCATAATCCATGATATAGTCTCCCCCTCTATACATCGTTATTATATTTATGATAACTCTATCATCTGATAGCCTATATACCAGGTATTTAATGTAACGTTATAGCCATTATCTAAAAACAGAGTCTTGGTCTTACTGATATTATCAGTGATTGTATAGAGAATTCTAGCTCGGATCTCGACACCGTAATCATTAATAAGAAGCGTACTGGAATCAATCATTTTTGCATACATGGTGTAGTCTCCTTATATATTAACTTAGATATTAATGATAATAATATCATCTTCAAAACATGTACCGGCGTATCTTTCGCCGGAGTACTTATAATAGACAGTACCATAAGAAAGAGTACCCTGTTCTAATGTCATCTTCTTGAGATAATACAGAAGATCTGCTCTTGTCGCCGGATTATCTGGAAGCTGAAGTTTACATAAAATCTTACTAGCCAGTGATGCCGTCCGGCGCTTTGCTGAAGTCTCTACAAATACTTCCTTATTGCCCAACGGAAAACTATAACCGTATTTAATATTATCCATGATATGATCTCCTCTCTATATATGTATATAAATGTTATTATGCACCAATCATGATGGTCAGCTTATATGCCATCATTCTAGGCAACCAGCGCCGGAGCGATGTATACAGCTTGTTCTTCTCAGAAATACTCATATCAGATCTCCTCTCGTATGATAGGTAATATGTTTATTATCCTGTTGGTAACTATATCTTAGCACCGGCCTTTATGGATGTCAAGTAGTTTTTTGAAATTTAGATAATAATTTTAATGGCCTATTAATTAACAGAAAAATCGCCGCCGGCATCCGGCAAGTGACGCCTAGCGCCGGCAGAAGCCATCACGCCGGTAAGGCCGTCACGACGTCAGAAGCCTCCTAGCGTCGGTAAGACTATAAGTTTATCATCAAATCATTTAAGCGCCGTCAGAAAGCCGTCAGAGGCCGTCTAGCGCCATCAGAGCATTAGAGAAGCCAGCAGCCACGCAGCCGGCAAAGTCAAGATCCTGTCGTATATTAGCCCGCCGGAATCATGCACGCCTTTTGCGGAATCATGCACGCCTTTTGCCATTTTCGCCGCCTTATTTTTTTTAGAGATTTTCAAGTAAAAAAACGTTCGCCGATGATCTGTCCCTGGTGGCCTGTCGCCCTCTTCCAGCGTCCTGGTCAGCAAAAAAAATATTCCAGTCAATCAAAAACCGACAAAAGATCAAAAGCAAGCTGGAAATAAAACTATATGCCCGCTGGGAATCCGGCGCATGTTTTAAGAAAAAAGAAAAATCACCAGGCCAAACAAAAACAAAAAAATTGACTGGAAAGATCCGGAAACAAAAAAAAGAAAAGCTGATCAAACTTTTCCAGCGCCGCCGCCGCAAAAGAATGACATGATAATAAATATATATAGCGGGCAAAATCAGCGCGTACTTTAGCGATAAATGGAAAATTTTATTCTGATCAGTAAAAAATTACCAGTTTGAAACGGCGTCAAGCGCTTGTAGTATGCTGCTATGATTGTAAACTATAAAAGAGTTATAAAAGCATATAACGCCGGCCGGCATGCTACAATAAAAAAAGATCCCGGCCGGATCCCGATACAATGACAAAAAAAAGACGGCTATATAGCCGTCTTAATATTCAAAGTCAAGATTATTATTAACTTTTATTGTATTCGTTATTGTTACGTCGTCATGTAATATGCCCGGCGTTAACATATTAAAATTATAATAAGTTATAATATCATTTTCATGCAATCCGGCGGCCGGTACTTCCCACGCGTTCCCGGTTGTATCAATACAGACGGCCGCGCCGGCGTCGATATAATCAACTTTTGCAATAGATTTGTAAAAGCTGCAGCGCGCTACAATTATCACAATAAGACTAATAATAAAGATTGCTTTTTTCATGTTTTCCGCCTCACTTCTTAAATATTTTTGATTGCAATGCCATTTTTGAAAATCTTAATTTTTCCGGACTTGTAAAGCTTGTAAACTGTTAAAAGGTTTACTGTTCTTGCCTCATATGTATTATTGTTTATTATCTTTTTACAATAAATGTTACGGATATTTTGAAACGTTTTTCCGGTAGTCTTGAAAAATGTATAGCCGGGCATGTTTTCGGCGTTAAATTTTTCAAGTACTGAATTGTTCTCTTTTTCCGGGATATAATCATAATTACCGCTGCCGTGTATAACAAATACAACGTCATTTCCACGATTTAAGCAAGCCCGGCATGCATTGCAATTTCCAGTACAATGTTTTACGCCGATATTCAGTAAATTTAATAACCCATTATTTAACTTGCTAGTATACGCTATATTGTATAATCCGGCGTATTTTTTAGGTATATCGACGTTTTCAATTTTCGATAAAAGCAAGTTACAATTAGCAAGTTTATGAAATGGAATATCATTTACAAAGTCAATGCTAAAATAGTTTTTTGTGTAGCCGTAAAAGCTAACCGCCGGAAACATTGTTACAACGTCAAAAATCATTTTTGCATAATTGTTATTTACAAAATCGCCGGACTCATTCAGTCTAATGACCAGATTGATATTGTTCTTTTCACAATATCTCACATATAATTCAATGGCCCGGACTAATAACTCTTTGAAACGTTCCGGATCTTTATTGAATAAAATAAGGTTTTCATAATTTGCCCGGAAAACATTGATATATCTGTTTTCAGCGTTTAATGCATAGCAGAAATTTGTGCATGCTGCATTATGTTTGCATGCATCACCGCAAGTGAAAACGGCCGGAAGTCCAAAGTTAAAAAAGTGAAGTTTTGTGTTACCTCTTGAAATGTGAATTTTTAATTCATTCGCATTTTTGGAAAGTAACTCTTTTACAATATTTTTCTGATTATCCGTGAAATTGTGTTTACTCATGATAGATACCTCTTTTCTAAAAAGTAAATAAATATGTCATTTGATACAATGTCATTGTAAAGGATATAAAAATAGTTGTCAAGTGGTTTTTTGAAATTTTATTTTTTTGATAATGACCGGCAAAAAGCAAGCTGTAAATAAACCGGCGCCGGATCGGCCCGGCACGAAAACAGAAAACAAGTTATTTTTTTCTATATATAGTAAGAAAAATTTTTTTATATTGTGTTTTTACCTATATAAAGCAAAAAATTTTTGTATTTCTATACTGATATTAGAAAAAATCTCAATTTTTTGAAATTTACAACAAGACAGCCAGGTGGCGGGATCACGGGCAGCCGGGGTGGCTTAAAACCGCTGATCAAGCGGTTTCCAGCGGATCACCCCATAGCCGATTCATCCACACAACAACCCAACAAAATTGCACTTTCAAACAATTTTTTGCAACTTAAAATCCTCACAAAACAACCAAAAAATTACCCAAAACACTCCGTTTTTTCACCAAAACAATCGCAAAATGACCAGATTTTACTCAAAAATAAATCAATTTTGCAAAATCAATTATCTCTCCCACTCCAGACCTACTTCATCATCAAAACAGCCCCTACTGCGTACCTCAGCCCCACTTTCAATGCATTCTGATGCACATAATATTTTAATCTCCCATTACTAATACGGGGCTGTACTTTAAACCCAGAAGCCGATTCCAATCAAATCTCCACATCTGCCTATAATGTAGACTATAATCGGCAGCCGGGCGCCGGGTGGTATACCGCTCATCTCCGCCGACAATCCAAATCCACTCCAATCCTTGACCTCGCCCCAGAAACCATCCTAGCCATCCAACACCTAAGACTCCAGCCTAGCCAAGTCCACGCTGCCGAAGTCTCAATCTCCACCCTTCCAGGAATTAACAAGAAAAGAATAGGTATAGCAGCCGACTCCGCCGAAGACTCTCCTGCCAAGCTCCCCATCCTCACATTCTCTGTTAATACCCGAAGGCATCGTTAAGCTGCCGACTCTGCCGAACATCATCTCAACTAAATAACCATCTCCACTCCTCGACCTGAAATCTCCAATCTACGAGATCCTTTATCTTTACACCCTCATGATAATCTGAACGAAGTGAAGATTTGCCACAGCCACCACCTAAAGAGAAGCCACTACCTGAATCTGTGGCGCAACTCAAAACCTACAGTGTGAACTTCTATGTAAAGTAATTAACAGAGAACTTATATGAGTAATATGATACAAACAAGTTTACCCAAAAACCAAGAACCTAATTTTACCCAAAATCCAAAAACCGCAAGAGTACGAGATATCTAAATCATTAGTCTATCTCCAATTGATAAACCAAAATCTCTAATTATCAATTAGGTAATTCTCTCTTCTAGTCTTTATTGTAGATTCCAATTTTGGGTAAAACTGAAATTATCTGCCAGCTGAGTTTTACCTAAAATCAAAATATACTGGAATCTCAGTATCAAAATTTTACCCAATTTTACCCAAAACCTTCATTTCAATGCGGAATTCCAGTATAAAATGAACCTTAGCTACCTAATTAGAATAACCAACTCCAATTTGAGAAGAAAAAATGCTCGCCCTAGTTTAGATGGTTTCCTGTGGATTTAGCATCCCCAGCATTATAGTTGACCGTTCATTTCTTACTGGTTTCTCCCTAGCTAAAAAATACTCTCGCTTCGCTACGAGCATTTTTTCATTAATGATTTAGACAAAAAATTTATTTGACTTTTGTCTAAAATTTTGATACAATTGGCTGGAAATAAGTTTTACCTAAAACCCCGTTTTGGGTAAAACGAAAAAAAGTATGCGGAAAATCCAGTGTTTTTAGACCCCCTCTCTTAAAAGAATAATAATATACTCTTGCGGAAATTGGGTAAAGTCGAGAAAACGCTGACAGAATGGGGGTTTGAGGCGAAAATGGCTTTGGGTAAAAATTTTTCTACGCATTTTTACATAGTAGATTCGGTAATGGGATCGGGGAAGACCACCGCCGCTATCAATATGATAAACAACGCCGGGGACGACAAGCGCTTCCTCTTCATCACTCCATATCTGAAACAGGTGGAGCGTATTATCCTCAGCTGTGCCGACAAGCAGTTTGAGCAGCCACAGCTTACTGCTGACATCACGACCAAGCGGGAAAGCCTCAAGCAGCTCATCAAAGGAAGAAAAAACATAGCTTCGACCCATGCCATGTTCAATCAGCTGACCGAGGAGATTGTTCGGCTATTCAGAGATAATAACTATACCCTGATTATTGATGAGGTAATCACTTGCATCGATGAAAGTACGGAGTACTCTGTTCAGGATTTGCAGACGATGATTAACTTCGGGATGTTATCAGCGCCGGACAGCTTTGGTCTTCTCTCTCACAATTTTACCGCTAATGATTCCAAGATGTTCGGCAATCTGAAATACCTGTGCGAGAGTTCGAGGCTGGCATATTCCAGATCCGATGCGGATAATTTCTCATTTGTCAATCTCTTTCCTATTAATACATTTCTCGCATTTAATGAAGTGTATGTACTGACCTATATGTTCGAGGGACAGGGCATGGCATCGTACTTGAAGCTACACGGGATAAAATATAAGAAGCTCGGAGTTGCCGGTACGGGGATTGACAACTACTATTTTTCAGACTCTCCCACCGTGGGCCTTCCTATTGATAATATTGGCGACCTGATCCATATCTTAGACAAAGAAAAGAGAAATCGGATTGGCGAGGAGAACAGCTTGTCACATACCTGGTATGATAAATCTCAAAACAAAGAGACGATTATCAGAATGGTAAAGAATATCTATAACTTCTTCCATAATGATCTGCGCTGCAAACCGAAGTCTACATTCTGGACTTGTTATGACTCTAACAAGAAGATATTCATGGATAATATCCATCCCTACGAGAATCGGCGAGTGCCACTGAATGTGAAGGCATCGAATGACTACATGGACTGCACCGCCGTGGCTTATCCGATAAATCTGTTCTACAATCCTTACTTAAAGAATTTCCTCGGCGGGTGTGATGCCCAGATTAACGAGGATGCCTTTGCACTGTCGGAGATGTTGCAGTTTATTTGGCGGTCTTCCATCCGGCGGGGAGAACCAGTGGATGTCTACGTGCCGAGTCTGCGGATGCGAAATCTTCTGATTGACTGGATAAATACCATCTCGAAAAATTCTTAATGTCTTATTAAATTTTTTGCTTGACAAGAAGCACTGACCTATGATACAATCAATACAGGTTGAGGGGTTCGCCTCTCTCCCACCTAATAAAACCGCAAAGGGGGATTAAAATTTATGACATTTGCAGAAGTTTTTCATTACGCAGATCCAGACAGAAAGTTCTGGTTTGAAGTACCGTTTATGTTACAGACTTTAATCCATGTTGGCGATAATGTACTTTGCAACACTTCTAAAGGTTTATATCACGGGCGTGTGACTAAAGTACTTGAGGGACTTAGTAACGAGGAGTTCGAGGATGCGTTCGGCTTCTTTCCCACCGCCGAGATTGTGGGTGTTCATAAAGACATTCCTATGGAGGCGATCGAGATACCACAAGCATACGAATCTTCTCTCCCTCACGCCGGTAAGATTAGCAAGCGAGTCAACGAACTCTACGCCGGTCACTTTAAGACCCGCATCGAGGTTGACCCTACATTTAACATGAAGGATGGCTACACAGCTTATCTCGTGGCGAAGATGTTTGACCTCGACACGTTACCGTGCCTCGTGTCTATCGGTAATGAATCTGTGTATAAAACTTATGGTAAGAAGAAAGAGGTGGCGGATGGACAATAAATTAATTTCGTGGGATGATTACTCTTCTACTACTCGTGATTCTGATTATGAGCTGACCAATATTGCTTGCCCGGTTTGCGGAGCGCCGCTGCGGCGGTATATAAGAGTAGTATTAACAACTTATCCAGAACAATATAGATATGACTGTGCGAATTGTAACTGGACTGGGATAAAGGGGAAATATTATGGGAACTAATTATTATGTAGTGCGAAACCGTCCGACAATCGATGATCCGATTCATATCGGCAAAGCTTCAATTGGTTGGATGTTCCACTTTCAGGCGCAGAATGATAAATGGCATGACCCGCCGGTGGTCTGGAATACTTATCCGCAAGTCAAGAAGTGGCTTTATGATAATACTGTCGCAAGCACCGACTTCGTGATAATGGATGAGTATGATGAAATCATACCTTATGAAGAACTGATTGAGTTAATCGATGATAAACAGACTGACCAGTTTTGCCGTGATAATCCACGCAACTTTAACGGGCCATTCACAAGGAACGTGGACGGTTACCGATTTTCAGATGAGGAGTTTAGCTGATGGTAAAAATAATATGCGACCGCTGCGGAGCGGATATTACTGACGAAGCTTATTTAGATAATGGCTTGCCAATATTTAATATTAGTTATTGTAGAGCTGGTCGAGCCTACGATGAAGTAAATATTGAACTCTGTAAGAAATGTAACGATGCTTTATATGACTGGATGGGTAAAGCAGAAGAAGTCCCAGAAGACCGGATAAAGATTGAATAGTAAAGAGGTAATAAACAATGGTTGATTTAATGCAGTTGAATAAACTTGAAAAGTACCTTAAAGACAACGGATATGTTTATGAGAGAATTGATCGTTATGAAGGAGATACTTTCCATGACCGGCATCAGCTGAATGTCTACGAAGGACGCATGAAGAACGGCGCATTTGGGCGTTTCCTGTGGGACGCCATTTGCCACTTCGGTTCATATGGCTACGAAGATGGACTTCTGGAGATTTATGGTAACATTGTAGATCCTAAGAAGGACGGAGACACCGTAGTCGGACATCTCACCGCCGCCGATGTGATTAAGAGGTTGGAGAAATAACCAGCCTCCAGACAGAAAGTAACTTACGTTATGAGTAATGGTTGATGTGACAGCCAAAAAGTGAGGATTTATTCACTCATTAAATACTATGTAAATTAAATACCGCACCATCCGGCGATTTAAGGGTTTAGAGTATTATGATTTTACATGGTACTCACACCTCTCTTTATTGTTTCTTTGGTTTAGAGTGCTATGATTTTACATAGTACTCACACATGTCCGCCAGTTCGTCTAGCTTGCGTTTTGATTTAGAGTATTATGAATTTACATAGTACTCACATACAGATCAACACAGGTAGAGTTTACAGTGCATTTTAGAGTATTATGATTTTACATGGTACTCACACGAGCTGAACAGGTTCTCTGTTCGGTAGCACGGTTTAGATTATTATAATTTTGCATAGTACTCATACTAAGAGGAATTGATACACAGTAAAATAGCTGGTTTAATATATTATGAATTTATATGGTATCCACACCTTTATTGGCATTAGGCAGTATGCAATTATTGTTTGGAATATTATATATATGATACTCACAGGAGATAATTTTAATTGAAAGATAAATCTATAATAGCAAGAAAAGTAAAATTATACGTTGTTGGAGATGAAAATAAAATCAAACAGACTCGTCAATATATCAGGGACACAACGGAAGAACAAAATAAAGCAATGAATCAGTATATTTCAGATTTATGGAATGCTGATAGAAATAATATGACCAAAGAAGACAGAAAAGAACTAAATAGATTGTATGGTAGAATTCCAACGAGCAAAAAGGGAAGTGCTTATAATCCAGAGATTGAATTCTTTAAGGGGTTACCAATGGCAGGATCTTTAGTTCGTAGAGTTCAGAAAGATTATTCTAACGCCTGTAAAAAAGGATTATTACATGGGAATATATCTCTCCCTACTTATAGAAAAGACAACCCATTATTAGTTCACATTGACTGGGTGCGGCTTCGTAGGACAAATCCACACAGTGATTTCGGACTTTACCACAACTACGAAACCCACGAGGAATTTCTTGATAGTCTTTATAGCAAGCGAGACCCAGGGATTTATATCAAGTTTGCAAACGACATCACCTTCCACTTAATCTTCGGCAGTCCGCATAAGTCAAGAGAACTTCGGACAGTATTCCAGAAGATATTCGAGGAATTTTATGAAGTGCGTGGGAGTAGCATTGAGATGAAAGATGGTGATATCATCCTTAATCTCTCGCTCTCCGTGCCAGTTGAGAAAATCCCGCTCAATGAAAACACCGTGGTCGGCGTGGATCTCGGTGAGGCAATCCCGGCGTGTTGCGCTTTAAACACTAATGAGCATATCCTCCAGATGATTGGAGATGGTGATAATTTTATCTCCAAGAGAACTCAGATTAAAGAAGAACGCCAGAAACTTAACAGGCAGTTGGCTTACACCGCTGGTGGTCACGGCAGAAAGAAAAAGCTGAAGCCGATGGATCGCTTCAAAGAAAATGAGCGCAACTTCGCCAAAAATTACAACCACCAGGTCAGCAAAAAGGTCGTGGAGTTCGCTGTTAATAACCGTGCGAAGTATATTAATCTGGAAGATCTCTCTGGCTTTGCCAAGGACACGAAGGATAAAAAGAAGAAGAAAATTCTTTCCGAGTGGTCATATTATCAGCTTCAAAGCTTCATTAAATATAAAGCCGAGCGGAAAGGTATTGAAGTAAGGTTTGTTAAACCGGCATATACATCCCAGAGATGCTCGTGCTGTGGCGAGATTGGAGAGCGTGATAAGCGAGAGTTTCACTGCATCAATCCGAAGTGTAAAAAGTATGGTGAAAAAGTCCACGCAGACTTTAATGCTGCACGAAATATAGCAATGTCAACAGAGTTTACAAGACTAGAGGAGAAATAATTATGACAGACAACTGGTTAAAACAGGTCATGGATGACAGAGATATCAGCATTGAGGATATGGCTCAAGCTTTAAACCTGTCAGAGAGTTGTGTTAAAAACTACTATTATGGTTATCGGAAGCCGGGCGATAAAGTTACATTAAACATTATCAAGATTTTAGATTTAGATATGTGAGGATTTTATTATGTACAAAGACTTAAATACTATATTTACTAAGAAAAGGATGAATTCAAAATCCTTTGAATGGTTCATAAATTTGGACAGAAATAAAAATAAATTATGGTATCCAGATTTTATTATCGGTAATCCAGTAGAATTGTCATTTGAGTACTTTGTTAATGAAGCATTTGATGTGCCTATTATTGGAGAAACATTAAATATATCTGCCAAAACGCAAGACGGTAAAGACGTGTGTTTTGAATATGTTATAGATGTTGATACAGAAATGAATAACTATGATTATTATGTTTCTGAATTTATTGTTCATGATGGAACGTTGCTTTTTGAAAATAAGGCTATCTGTAATGTGATTAATAAAATTGTATTTCTAGAATCTTTTTACAGTAATTTGAGGCTTCCTAATAATGGAGATAGGCTTCATGCTACAGTCGGGAATATAATCTTACTAAACAGTTTTGACGGAGATTGGATTCCAGAAGATAAACCTTGGTGTACGGAAAGAACTGCTGTTTTTATTCCAGTGAAGTTGGAGTATGAATAAAAATGAGGTGCTACATGAAAGATATATTAATCAGTAAAAATGAAGTAGTTGAGAGGCTTGTTAACACAATGATTAAGACAATACATGAAATTCAGGGTGTTAATGAAGATACGCCTATTCATCATTGCTCCAGATGTGGCTCTTTTTTTGAAGTTTATCCAAACTACCATTATTGTCCATGCTGCGGATGTCCAATTAAAACAGAATAATTATTATATTGATATGCCCTCGGAAGTGCGCAAGGTCACTCGCCCGTGAAAGCTCGTAAAGCCGCCACTTTATGGTGGTTAAAAATGGAGAAAGGCAAACAGCGCCGATAATCAAAGTTGGCGAGGTAACGTTGAGGTAGATTGCCGTAATGGTTGGTTGGATCTTTGATTATGGCTAGGCGGCATGGTGACAGGTAACTATTGCCGCTGATAATCGCCGACAAATTCTTGGAAACAAAACGGCGGTTGGGCGAGGCAGTCCAAGATGTCTCGCTGTTTGGGAGAGTGGCGGAATTGGAATACGCATCGGACTTAAAATCCGTGGAACATTGTTCATGAGAGTTCGAGTCTCTTCTCTCCCACTGTTTCGGAATGTAGCTTAATGGTAAAGTACCCCGCATGGGCGGGACATAGGTAATAATGGCACTGTTAAATTTGGAACAACGGGGAGTTTTGTTCTCCGCCAGAGACAGAAACGGCTGAATAACTATCATTGATGTGGGTTCGATTCCCGCCGTTCCGATTCTGAAACTATATGTTTCAGTACATTTGTATGCACATTTAGTACTCCTGTGGCGGAAAGGTGTAGACGCTATCGTTAGGGACTCAAAACAAGTGTGGAGAGAGGCAAACGCTGTATGCCATGCGAGGTTCGATTCCTCGCCGGGAGTAGCCGGATTTGTACATTTGACGTTATTAAAATGTACGGGCGTTGGTCACGTCAGCAGAGAAACAACAAGTATGTAGAAGTCCAAATATCGAAGCTAGTTTCTTATCAGCCCTCTTCGAGGCACTTCTATCTGCGGTTACAGTCCTGTCGAATTGAAGCACTGAGTTTTACTCAGTAGGTAATTAGAGGAGATGGGGCAATTAAGATTCAAACCTTATAAGTTGGTGGTATATGTTGGTGTCGTTATGATATTAATCTAAAAACTTTTAGTCCAATCCAGTTTTAGACTTTAAACCAATACGCCGCTTCTCATAGGCTGGTTGTGGGGAGTATCTGGCGCATGATGCTGATTGTAGGGTAAGCGTATGCTGCCCGCCGAGTCGTGTGGCACGTCAGCATTTACACGATGTGCGCCACTGCAATCTGAAAGATACTGCTGAGGGGAAGCATTGAGCAGTGTATGAAGGTGGTGCGGTCTGATCAGCCGTGAACAGGTGGGAAAAATAGGATTGCAGATTGGAACGTAGCTCAGTGGTAGAGCATCGGCTGTGCCGGATATGTCTCAGGTTCGATTCCTGACGTTCCTATTTCTACTATTAATAAGGAGGATTTTAGTTAATGACATTATTTGAAGCAGATATGGCATTTGAAGAACTGGTTGATAAAGCTTTGAGCGATTTATCGCCTAGACAATTTGCTCAGTTTTTAGTTAATGCATCAAAAACAATTTCTAATTATGAAGATATTTCGATGCATATGGAAATGATGAACAATAGTAATTATTCTTAATTATGAGGATGAGGTTTTTGAATGAGAAAAATAATGATGTTATTGTTGGTTGTTGTGATGCTGACATTTGCTGGGTGTAAATCCGCATCCTCTGCAATTAAAGCGGGGCGTCCTTCAGAACAAGCAGAGCCTGACATTTACGAAATCAATCCCGTCTATGGCCATTATTATTATGCCGTTGACAGAGCGACTGACGTTGTGTATCTGGTATATACTACCGGATCTCAGCGGTCAATGACTGTGATGCTAAATGTAGGCGGTTATCCGGTAACAGCTACCCAACTTGGAATTGTTTATGATAAGGATAACGGTGATGATAAATGATGCTAGATGGATATGTAACAGAGGAATTAAAAAAGGCAATGGTAAACTCTCCTCTCGTTTTAGAGACCGATAAAGCAACCGACAGAAATGCAGAGTCTGGAAACAATAATCCACCAAGGTTGGTTTGATGGATTTGTCCAGTCTGCGGGCGAGGACTTTCACCTTACACATCGACCTGTCCTTGTAAAGGTTGGAATTATTGGGAAGTAACATGTTAAGGAGTGATTAAATATGAGCTACTACTACGATTACTATATTGGCTATAGGCACGATGGAAAAATATACCCAATGGGTGTGTACGATGCTAAAGGTAAGATTCATTCGGTAATCTGCAACTCTAGGTCGTTTGCTTCGGATCTTCACGAATCTTTTAATTCAATCAAAGACGATGAAATCTCTGACGAACTCCGCAAGGAATTTGAATACGATGGGTGGGACGGCAAAAAGACGATGGGCATCGTTAAATGGCTACCTGTCAAAGAACTTCCGTCTGGCGATTACGTTAAGAAAGGTTATTTTCTCATTGAAGATGTAAAAGCCTACGAAGAGCATCGAGATTGGTTTGAAGGATTCTATGATACTGTCTCTCCTACTGTTTATGCGGCGCTTCTTGATAAGGAGTTAAAGTTCGGAAAGAATCAGCCGAAGAAAGACGTTGAAGGGAATGAGTATACAGAACATAATGCATCCGACTATATGTTCTACGCATACCTAGACTATCATTCTAAGGAACATGAGACTTTTCTCCTGCGGGAAATAGTTGATTCAATGTGGTCGTCTGAATTGCCGGAAGGATCAGAGTGGGTAATTATTGAGACGGAGGGATAATATGGAAAATCAGAATCATGCAACATCCGGCGGTATAGGGGTTTTAGGAACTCTTACCATCGTATTCATTGTTTTGAAACTCTGCGGAGTAATCAGTTGGAGTTGGTGGCTTGTGCTTATGCCACTTTGGATTGAGTTGGGAATTACGGCTATTCTGTTGATAATTCTGTTTATGGTCATGAGGAGAGATGAAGATGATTTTTCCTAGGGATAAAGATGTTTATATTATCTTCGGAGATGACCCGAGATCCGATGGACTTAATATATATGGTGTGTTTACATCATTAAAATCCGCAGAGGATGAAGTTGCAAGATTAAGTAGCCGGAGACCTTGGGATGAATTTCATATAGAGGAGCATGTGTTATATGAATGAATTAATTGATAAAGAACTGGCAATACAAACGATTCTCGGTGAGTACCCCGATGCGCACTACCCTTCCTGGTATGCTGATATCATTAGAAAAATCGAGCCAACATATGAAGGTATTGTCAACGGTGATACACTGATTGTTACTTTAAACACGGACGATTTTTATAATGTCGGGCGCGTCATATTAAAAGATCAGAGCGGAATATGGTGCAAAACAATGTATCAAGATGTTCAGGATATTATCAAATGTAAGGACTGTAAGTTTACTGATGGGAAGGGGCCGATTGCTGATGGACGATATTGGTGCGTACTCCACGTGGGTTTTATGGACTTCTGCTCGGATGCGGAAAGGAGAACCGATGAGTGATTTTGAAAAACTCATATACGCAAGCGACCTTATTGAATGGATTATGGAAACATATCCCGATTGGTGCGTAGGTGCTGTAAGGTCGATTGTTGACCATGTTGAGGACATGCCATCCGCTCAGCTAGAGCGAAAGATTGGAGAATGGATAAAGGTTGATCCGCATATTGTGGTATGTCCTTTCTGTAAGCATGCATCATCACCAAAAAACTTTTGCGCTGATTGTGGTGCAGACCTGAGGGGTGGAAATAATGAATGACATAATTTATAGGCAGCAAGCAATTAATGCAATGTGTGATGCTTGCTCTGACTGGTGCGATGAGGGTGTATGCAAGAAGGTATCAGCGATTCAAAAGTTGTCATCCGCAGAGCCGGATGTATCTACTTGCTGGGGATGTAATTGCCCTAAGATGGATTTACTCAAACAGTCAACACAGCACAACACAGATTCAACGCATAGGAGTGTTTTGGACTGTGTTAGAAAACAGCAGGTGATTGATGCGGTTAATGCTGCAACTGTAAACACGAATCCAGAACACTTTAAGGGATATGAAAAGTTTACCAGTTTTATAGAAGATGAGGACATTTCAAGCTACGGGAAATGGGAACGGGCAAATGGATTCAATATAGCCTTGGTGGAAATAAGGGTACTGTTAGGAAAGTTGTCGTGTGCAGAGCCGGAACGAATGTGTTACGGATGTATGTATGAAGGGCATGGTAGTGTGGTGTGCGATAGTTGTTCAAGATTCTTTTTAGACAGATATGAGGCGGATAACAATGGATGATTTAATCGGTAGACAATTTGGAAAATTGACTGTAATCGGTTTTGATGGTGTGCATACAACACCATGTGGCACAAAAAGAAAAATGTGGCAATGCAAATGCGAATGTGGTAATGAAACGGTTGTCGCAGAAAACAATCTTAAAAATGGGTCTACTAAAAGTTGTGGATGTTGGAAGTGCAAAAAACTAAATGAGTATAATACTGTTCATGGTGGTGCTAATGACAGACTTTATGGCATTTGGAAAAACATGAAAAGAAGATGTAATAGCCCGAATGACAAGCGCTACGACAGCTATGGTAAAAGAGGAATTAAAGTTTGCGAAGAATGGAATAACAGCTATCAGACTTTTAAAGAATGGGCATATGCAAACGGATACGATGATTCAGCAGAGTTCCAGAAATGTACACTTGATCGTATTGATAATGACGGGAATTATGAGCCGAGTAATTGTAGATGGGTTGATAGGATTGTGCAAGCGAATAATACATCTAAGAATCATCATGTCGAATTAAACGGAATTAAAATGACGATAGCGGAATTTGCAAGAACAATGAATATTTCTAAAAACCACGCATGGTATTACATCGATAAGTTTGAAAGAGAGGTTATGAATGGACAACAGTTTGATAAAGCGCCTGGATGCGATTGATGCGCTTTGCAATGATTATTGTGGCGGACATCAAGATTGCAAGTACTATCCGAATTGTGAAAATCTGAAATCGATTGAGCAGTTGCCATCCGTACAGTCAGAACAAAAGAAAGGAAAATGGGAAAGAGCATATCTTGACCATGTAGCATCTGGAGAGCGATCTAGTATTTTTTATTGCTCTTCATGTAATCAGTGTGTTCCATTCCCTACTAATTTTTGTCCTGCTTGTGGATCAGATAATCGACAGAGCTGAGGTGATAATGATGAAGGACTTGATTGATAGAGAGGTTGTACTTGAAGAGTTGTCATACACAAGGCCATCCCCAAAAGATAGACCTCAATATTTGCAGTGGCTGGCGGACAATAAGGCGATATTGGAAGTGCCACTTGTACAGTCAGACTTTGATGAATGGTGTACTGACTGCAAAGAGTACGATGCAGACAATCACTGTTGTCCTAGATTTAACAATGTGATTCGAGAGGCTTTGAATGAAGGGCAACCGGAGCGGAAGAAGGCAAATTGGGAGAAAGATGAGCTTTTTGGAGAGTCAGCATATGTTTGCACTAATTGCGAAACGATTTGGACAACGGGACAGATAAAGAATATGCATTATTGTCCCACTTGTGGAAGTGATATGCGTGAAGGAAGGTGATGAGCATGACTAGAGAAAAAGCAATCGAGCATATAAAAAACATAGCAATATATAGTTTCCAAGATGGTTATACGGATGAAGCAAGGCAAGCACTCGATATGGCAATTAAAGCGCTGGAAGAGCCAGGGCGGCAAAAAGGAGAGTGGATAGATTATACAGAAGACGGTTATGTTGAATGTCCGTTTTGCCACAGCGCAACTAACTGCGACGGGAACAAGGATGAATTACATTTCTGCTTTTCGTGCGGAGCAGATATGAGAGGTGAACAGGATGAGCATAATGATTGATATTCCTCAGGTGGCATATAAAACATGGTCAATTGAATATCGTATTTTCGATAAGGATGGCAATAGAAATCGAATGATGGAGTACGAATTAGAACAGGATTTGGAACGGACTTTAATGGATTACAGATACTCAGAAGACCATGACCATGTGAGGTGATAGCGGTGAGAATAATTGACGCTGATGATATTGTGTATGAATCCATAGATAGCACTGTTACAGGACGAGAAGAATCGTATTATGGAACAGGGATTCTCGCAGTGAGAAAAGAGGACATAGATGCTATGCCGACCATCGAATTACCAGAGCGGAAGAAAGGCAAGTGGAAGCTTCTCGACAATGGCGATGCGATATGCTCCGAGTGCGGACGAAAACAAAAATGTGTATGGGATTTTGATAATTGGGACAACTTTTGTAGGTATTGCGGAAGCGACATGCGAGGTGAACAGGAATGAAAAAGATAATCGCAATCTTGCTGATAGCATTAACTTTGACGGGTTGCGGAGCGAAAGTCGAGAAGGCGTCTGGCGAAGAAACCAGCAGATTTACGCTGATAGAGCTTACAGGAAGATGGGAAGTCGTGGCTGATAAAGAAACAGGTGTTATGTACGCCGTATCGAATGGTGGATATAATTTGGGAACATTTACTATGCTGGTAGACGAAGAAGGTAAGCCGTTGATTTGGAAGGGTGAGATTGAATGAGCGACATGACGATACAAAACGCTATTCACTGTATGAAAGCTATAATATGCGAAGAGGTCTGTGAAGAATGCGATTATTACGGCAAAACAGGTACAGACCATTGCGAAGCAGATGCAGTACGAATGGCTATCAAGGCATTGGAAGAATATCCTGAACGGAAGAATGGGAAGTGGATTTTTAAGAAGTCAATGATGTACTGTAGCGAATGTTGCGATGGATTCGAGGTTGGCAATTATCACTATTTTAAATTCTGTCCAAACTGCGGATGTCGAATGAAAGGTGATGACGATGAAACTTAACATTCCGATTGAGGTTGTATTTGATGATTTAAACAGTATGATAGATGAGCTTGGCAAGCTTCAAAAGTACAAGCTTGGCGAAGGCGATGATATGACGCTTGTGGATGTTTGTGATGTTGCAGATATTTTGATGAGGCATGTCAAAGCAAGAGAAGCAAAACGTGGCACACACTGGATTCCATGCAGCGGGAGGTTGCCATCGGACGAGGACTACGATGAAACATTTACAGTGACAATACAATGCGAACATTATGACGGTTGGGATGATTATGTTACAGGCTATGCAGATTGGACTTCGCACGGATGGGACATTCAGTCATATTACCTGGGGCAGATAAAAGTGGTGGCATGGATGCCGCTTCCAGAACCTTATGGAGATGAGAGCGATGAATAGAAAAGTGTTTTCTTCTAATGAAGTTGCAGACATTGTGATGAAAATAATTGGTGAAATCGAACCAATTGGAGAAGCACACACAGACGATGCACGATACATCAATTTGTTAACATTACTTGGCACGTTGGATGTTTTGATTGATGAAGTCCTGGATATCGCACCGGATATTTATCGCAGTGAATATTCGATACAAAGAGCGGCGCGTGAAGTGAATGATTGGATTAAGGAGAAGCATGAACTGTATGAGAATAATATCGGAGGTAATGATGAATGAAAAGTAAATTTTTAGTGTTAATTTTTTGTTTTTTCGCATTTGGGATTTGTTTATGTGGCTGTCGAGAAGCCGACAAGGTGTCATATAACCTATCAAAAGAAGCGGATAATTTTAATAACGTCAGACAAATCACAGTTATAAATTGCATCAAGTGGGATGTGTTACTTCAAATGACTGGGAAAATGTCTATTCATGAAAAGTCAGATCCTAATCAGCTTGAAATTACAGTTGAAGATGAAAATGGGAACTATAAAAAACATTTCATTGGGTTAAGCGATAATGTTACCTATGTTGTAGAGGATATTACTTCTGAAAGTAATGTCAGCAAGTATAAATATGAGTTAAATTTTAACCCGAATATGTGGATTCCTATCAAAGTTAAAAATACCGATTGAGAGGTAAAAGTGATGTATATTTGCAGAATAAAAGAAATTATGTGTCCATATGCATTAAAGAACGGATACTGCCCTATGACTGCTTGTGTGCTGAGAGGTTAGAGCGATGAGTAGTGAATACATTTTTGAAATCAATGACGCATTATATGACCATGAAACAGGAAATGTATGCATGATGCCGAAAATTGTGGGTGCGCTGATTCGTTGTAAGGACTGCAAGCACAGACAGGAAGATACCATATTTCATAAACTGTACTGCGATGGAAGAGAAATTGTAGCAGATGGATTCTGCGAGAAGGGGGAGCGAGATGAGACTGATTGATGCGGATGCATTAAAAGCTGATTACGGCATGAAAGACGACTGTGCAGACTGCGAGAAAGAACTACACGGCAAAGTAAGGTCATGCGAGTATGACCACATATACAGCAAGATGGATTTTTGCGGATGGATAGATGATGCTCCAACCATTGATGCAGTTCCTGTGATTCGGTGTGAGGACTGCAAGTACAGCTCAGACAATGGGGTTTATGGGTGTAGAATTGAGCCGTTCAATTACGATTTTGATACCCAAATGTACGCTAATGATTTTTGTAGTTGTGGAAAAAGGAGAAGTAATGGCTGAATATCATGTTGGTGGTGGAATGTTTAGCATTTATGCTGGCACACTTAAAAAGAATGGAATTGAGTGGTTGCATAAGAGCGATGTAAGAGATGAAGCTTTATCAGCCGTTGCACAATATCTTTTGATTAATGAGAAAGAGTTTAGATTTGATTATAAAGGCGAAATGTATGCTTTAAGAATAGAGAAAGTTGAGGATACAGAATGATAGAAGGTAGATATGTTGCTTTGGTTGAAGTTGATTTTCATATTAACGATAAGGTATCGGATGTAGAGTTTAACGATATGCGTCATCAGGTCACTACGGAACTGACTAATTTTATCAAAGATACTTTAGATTTTGAGCTAGGCGGGGATGACGGGTTGTGTGATGTAAAGGTGACTCAGCAGCTTGCAGACTTATATCAAATCCATGAGGAGTGAGGACAGACTATGAGGTTGATTGATCTTGATGATGACCGGAATTGTTATTGTGGAGAGTGCGGAGAATATGAGCGTTGGAATATAGATCCTGATGTATTGGCAGAGTCAGTATCAGTATCATCCACGACTCGTTGGATTGGTAATCATACTCCATATCGGTGTGTTAGATGTGGGCATTATACAGATAGTAAAACACCATATTGTGCCTGGTGTGGAAGAAAGGCGGTAAATTATGATTAATATAAGTAATAGTATGATTCATGAACTTGTTGAACTGGTTAACAAAAACTGTGTAGAGATTGAGGTTTTTGAGACCGAGGATGGCAAGAGCCAGAGTATAACTATTAGTCCTTGTAGCTCTTTTGTGGATGATAGTACAGATTATACGGAGTAAATTAATATGGTACTATTCTCTTCTTTTGTATTTTTTATTCTTGGAATTTTAGCCATTTGTAGTGGTGTCTTTTTTATCTCCCAGGCGGTTTCATGGATGAGGCTCGATGGATTATTTGACATTACAGCTATATTGGTTTTTGTTTTAAGTATTATAGTTGTTGTGATGGGTTGTGCTTGCTTCTGGGTTGGGATGGTGATGAATGGATGGCTGTTTTAATTAATAAAAAGTTGTATTCATTTTTTAGATACTGTCTAGATTGTAAAAGTATTATGGAGGATAATGATGGTTGAATTGTTTTATGATGGTCTTCGCACGTGTCCATTCTGTGAGAGTAAACCGCAAGTTTTCAAAAAGGCGAATGGTTATATATACATACGATGCGGTCGGTGGAGCGATTTCACAGGCAGGGAGCATTATGTAGGAATTGGTGGTTACACTAAGCAAGAAGCAATTAAAAGATGGAACGGAATAAGGGCGGTGTTGGACTATGAAAGAACCTTGGACACAGAAGTTAATCAGACTCTTCTCTCCTCTGCTACGTAAGTTGCTCGGACATGAACATGGCTGTTGTAGTTGGGGAAGATGTAGTAAGTGTAAGTATATTAAGATCCCGAATGATAAGAGGTAATGAGTATGGATAAAAATGAAATTTATAAAGCATTTTTTGAGGCAATTGATGAGTATGCTTATGAGTGGATGGTCGATGCCGATGAAAAAGAAGGCGCTAAAATTGCAAATTACATTTCTGGGATGTTTGATTTAACAAAGTTTTTACTTGAGAAGCCTACAAAGCCTGAGGAGGCATCGTTAAATGATAATGATTAACTGCTGCGCCACTTGTAAATATTATAATGAAGATAAATCCATTTGTATGGATCGAGACAACTATAACACGTCTGTGACGCCGGATGAGGCTTGCGATGATTGGAAGGAAGAAAGAGAATGAAAGATTTACTTGTTAGATTTTGTGAATATGATTACAGCGCAGATGATACATATGAAGCTGCAAAGTTCATTACTGGTTTTAAGGTCGAGGAAACATATGACAGGTTTGCGAATATGGTCGCTGGGCTTGTCGGACATGATGTCGAATTAAAGGGAAGTGTTTATACGGTCGATGATTATCGCCTTAATTACGGCGGCGAGGAAGATGACGCTGTTTGTTTGAATGTTTACTGTATTGGTTGTTGAGGAAGATAAAATATGAGTAAACTTGTTAAAATCAATAATAGGTATATACGTGCCGATAAGATTAAAGAGATTGTTGTGAAGAGAAATTTGAATGACCCAATTTTTAAACAGAAGGATCTGTGGGCAACTTATTATTTAGAGGAGGGTCATGATAACCAATATCAGATGATTGAATCGTTTAATACTCAAGAAGAAGCTGGTGACTGCGCAGCATATTATGCAGAAATAATCAATGAGGCGATGTAAATATGAGATATTATATTTCGGATCTTCACTTTTTTCATGGCAGTATGAATGACCGCATGGATTGCCGTGGATTTGAAAGTACGGAAGCAATGAATGAATACATGATTCAGCAATGGAATTCCAGAGTCCGGCACGGTGACGAGGTTGTTGTGCTTGGCGACTTCTCGGTCGCACGAGGAAAGGAAACAAATGAAATCCTGCGGAGATTAAAGGGTAAGAAGTACCTGGTCGCTGGTAATCATGATAAGTTTCTAAAGGATAAAGATTTTGATTCATCTTTGTTTAAGTGGATCAGACCATATGCCGAGCTGAACGATAATAAGCGGCTTGTAGTTCTCTCCCACTATCCTATCACGTGTTATAACGGACAGTATCGCCTGACAGAGGACGGAAAACCAAAAGCTTATATGCTTTATGGTCATGTACATGACACATGGGATGAAGAATGTGTGCGTGACTATGTAAATAAAATCCATAATCATCTTAATCTGTTAGGCGGTCGTGATAATAAGAAGCTGATGTCGATGCCATGTGAAATGATTAATTGCTTTTGTATGTATTCTGATTATGTTCCTCTTACACTAGATGAGTGGATCGAGATTCGTAAGGCACAGTTAACAGTAAATTAAATTTATTTGACTATCGAACATATGTGTGGTATAATTAAGGTGAGGCGAGGGACGCCTTGCCTTAAATTATTTTTATGAGGTGACTAAAATGCTATTAAATTATAGTAATAATGTGATGGTGATTTATAATGAATTTGAACGACAACGATTACAAACCTTTACCTAAAGATGTTTATGAGAGCTTCGGATGTTTGATATGCGAGGAAGACTTCTACTCCGCCGAATATTATGATCCGGAGGCGCATTGGCAAAGGTTTATAGAGGACGTTGAATGGAATGAACGTATGGCTCGGAGGGCTTTAGAAAAGAATGAAAAGATACCTGATTAAAGAAAACGACTTATTGGATTTAATTGAGTGTGCTATTAAGTTTTCCGCTGTTAACTATGTGGTGCAAAGAGAAAACAACGATACTGTGAAAAGGGCGCTCGATGAGTATCTAGAACAGTATGCTACTGTATTGGGACAAGATATAAACAAGGTTACATATGCCGATATAGCAAGGAAAAACTTGTGTTTCTATGACTTGGAGTTTCCAGATGAGGAGGCGGACAGTTGATATGGAAATAAAATTAACAAAAGAGCAGTACCAGGAAATGTTAGATGATAAATATATCAGTATAGTTGCGGACGACCATAAGATATATGCAGACCTTGATTGGGATGATGATTTTAATTATATTGAGTTGTTACATAGCAAGAACGGTAAACGCTTAAAGGAATATGCTTTTGATAATGCGGAATTAAATAAATTGATTCCACAAAGAGTACATAAATCTTCCTATTATCATTATGAACCACAGTGTCCGCAATGTTCTACGATGATGATTTATAGATTTGATTACTGTCCAAAATGCGGGCAGAAGCTTGACTGGTCTGAAGAGTAAGGTGGTGGTTTAATGGCTAAATTTAGCGGATGCTACATACCGTCTATAGACGCAAAGGACGTACACCTTTATGCTAATCTGATAAACGGGAATAAAGATGGTTACGAACTTAAATCTAAAGATGGTGAGTGGAATCTCCGCCGGTTCAGTAATACATTGGATTACAGCTTGGATCTCATTGAGTTGAGAAAAATATACCGCCGAGTATATGGCAAGAATGATTTTTCATTTACATATCTGAAACATGATTATACTCCGCACGTTATCAACCTTACGTTTAAGTATAATGTTAAAACTTTCAACAAGGCAAAGCATGACACGTTTGTTAAATATGGATATCTTTTCAGAGATTTAACATTTGAAAATTGTGTGGCAAAGAATGAAGACGGCGAGGTTGTCGGAGTAACTGTTGAGTCAAAGGTGGATGAGTCAAAAATTGACGAACTATCCTCTTCTCTCCCACCGAATTTTGGAATAAGAAAAGTTGAGAAGATTCGCAAGAAAAGAATTAACACTGGGAAGCAAAACAGGCTTGGCAAAGATATTATCAAGGATGTCGAGGTTACGGATGAATATTATGTCATCGAAGTAGTCAAAGGCTTTAAGACTATCAAGACCAGTGCCGAGCTTCGACATGAACTTTATGAGCATGGATTTGATTGCAATGGTGAGCATTATGTGCGGGCAAAGCGGTCGTCTGGGTCGGCTCGTGTAGGAAAATGTCTGTTTATTAATGAGAAGCTATATGAGCCTCTTCTGCACTTCTCGTCCGGCGGTATCAACTTTAATTACGGAGATAAGGTAGACCTTGCAGCATATGAGTCTTACATATCTTTAACGTCAAGTAGCATCATTGATCTTCTGCCGATAAAACCTGAAAATATCTTAGTTATTGATGATTATGATAGTGTGTTCAGAGAAGATGTCGTAGCGACAAGAAATATAAATGGGCGACTTGTGACTACAGAGGAGAATTGTGAAATCTCAAATTCTATTTGGGACGGACAGTCACTTATCGATAAATCTATCATGGGTGCTTATTCTGAAAAAGGCATGGTGCTTTTAAGAAATCTGATGTTCAAGTCTTGTTGCTTTAATACCAATATCCAAAAGTGGTTTGAAGACAATAATATTACGGATGTCTCGCAGCTGAATGGACAGACACGGGCAAAGGATGTTTCAGAGATAAAACTTATCACTACTCCAAATAGTATTAAGTACTTGAAATTTTCATCGCTTGATGATTGGTTAGACCATCTATATCCAGAATTTGGAGTTGTTAAGTTTGACAAGAAGACACATTACTTTGATGGAAAGTTGGTCGAAGTCCATTATCAACTGCTTAATACTCTTCAGCTGTCTATGGATGAAGTGCGGGCGTTCTTAAAGGAGTCGCTCGATTTTGCCCAGGCATTGCGGGACAGACCAGAGGTGGTTAGGTATTTTATCAAATATCCAGATGTTGATGAAATGAATCCTATGTCTTCTCCGATGCTTACAAAAAATGATATTGTGTATAATCTTTTATCTGTTAATGATAAGTTTACAGAAACAAAGTATTATTTAGATTTCCTACACGATTTGCTCGCAAGTTATTATAAGACATTGAAGAATGGGCATGTTATGGTAAACGGTAATTACTCTACTCTTGTTGGTAATCCTGTTGAGATGCTCCAACAGGCGATAGGGACATTTACCGGCGAGTCCCAGCTTGGGATTGGTAATATACATAGTAAGCGATTTGCTTATAATCAGACCTTGCTCGGTACGAGATCTCCTCATGTTAGTGCTGGAAATATCTGGCTTCCTTATAATGTAGAGGATGAGGCAATTGATAAGTATTTCAATTTTACTGAAGAGATTCTTCCGCTGAATGCGATTGGTGAGAATGTCCTTCAGAGATTGAGTGGTGCAGATAAACAACATTGTCTGCTTTGAGCAGGAATGCTCTCAAAATAAAGTTGGTGAACCCGTAAATGCGGGGTGTGATGCTAACGCATTGCTAACGGTAAAAATCTAAGTGGCTGTTGTCATATGACAATACCGTGCCAAGCCAGTAATGGAAGGTGTAACGACTAGGTCATGAGACCGTAGGATTAAAGCGTGGTGAAAGTCCAAATCCGAAGTGCCAACCATCCCAACCATTTGAATGGATGAAGAGATAGTCTAAGCCCCTAAAAAATATCGGGAAACCGAGGGTATGAACTGTTTGATTCAGATACAGTATTATTAACGGATAATCAAATCCTTATTAATGCTGCCCGCCGTAATTATGATGTCTTTAAAGTGCCAAGTTCGTTTGTGAAGGCTCAAAAGATTCAGCGGTATTATACTCCAGAGCAACAGGCAGACCTTGATATTAAAACAAGTGTCAACGCTATCGGCGAGATTGTAAATTGTTCACAGGAATTAAACTCTCTCATGTGGGATAAGCTTTATAAGGGAGCGACATTTGAGGAAGTCCGTCAAATCTCATATGATATCAGCCAGTTGAATGTAATGTCCGGAATTGAGATCGATAAGGCTAAGAAGGAATTTGACGTTGATAATATCAAGGAATTAAATGCCATTAGGAATAAGTATAAGCAGGAACTTACTTGTCCAGATGGGAGGAAAAGAATGCCACATTTCTTTGCACATATCGCACGACAGAAAGGATTTTATAATCCACTGAAAAAGAATTATACAAAGTATAATACTACGATGGATTATGTGCAGACTGTTGTAAATGGCTTCCGCATAAAACATCCTTATATTAAGAGATATCTCCCGTTGAGTAAGATGTTTGACTATATAACTGATTATCATAGTCAGCATATTAATTATGAGCAAGCCGATGAGATATTGGATAAAGTGTCTATGTACACAAAGGACAGACAGAGAGTTTATTCTATTGGTAATATTTCCGGCGCTGAGAAAGCACGGCGGGATCGTTTGATGTATGAGCATCTCGTTTTAGATATTAACCAGTCTTATATTGGATATTCCACCTTTGTCTATATAATGAGAGAAATCGAGAAGCCGGAGTTTAGCAAAATCAAAAATATTTTACTTGGTATTTTGTTTTTATGCGGGAATCAACATTTCAATAAATTTGTCATTGCGTCTTCTGATAATATTAAAGAGATACATCAGGGCGGTAATGATATAACCTATTTTGGTATAGGTTTTAATGTATCATTAAACAAAATCGTTCATAATTTGTAACGTATTTACATTATAGTAATGTAAATTAATGTATTTTGAATGAAAAGAGGGGTTTTGATGGACTCTTTTGGAACTTATTATTCCCAGGCAGACATTATAAAGGAGTTTGCCAGGGAACTTGAAATACCTAGTTGGCAAGCACGGGACTATGTGAATATCTTATTTGAGATTATCATAGACCGGTTGTCTGATGATGACAAGGTAGAAATCAAATTATATAATGGTCTTAGTATCATTTCACATTATCTGCCATCGCAGAATATGCGACTGAAGAATATTCAGACAGATAAAGATAAGACTGTTCAGTTGACCTTGAAGACTTCAAGGAAGATAAAGAACATTTTATATGGAATGAATAAAGATAAAGAATTAGAGGAAGCTTCTACTTGGTAGAGGCTTCTTATTTTTTTTATGCGGGAGGTTAGTCTGAATGATACCAATCACAAAAGATGAAGCTATGATGCTTCGAGAAAAGAATCTTGGAAGCTTTGTAAAGCATACGTTTTCCAAGAAAAAGCATTATTATTGCGTTGAGTCTGAAAGGGCAATGCGCACTCTGCGAGAATATCGCAAACAAAGAGTTGTTAAGTACGAAGAAAATTAAAGATTAAGGAGAAATGAATTATGGAAAACATTAGAGAAACAAAACTTATTTTTGCACCTAACATTGCCCGCAAGCTTTTAAAATGCGGATGTTCTATTGTTGATATTAAGGCAAACAAAGAGGATCAGAATAAGACCGTGTTTGTTTTTAAGAACGATGAGCATTTTCAGCAGAGTCTGTCTTCTATCCTTCAGGATAAAGAGACAAGACATACTGTGAAGAAAGCTAATTAAACAAAATAGGATTAAAAGGAGAAAAAATACATGGGTGAAGATTACATGATTGACTTTGATGGAATTGAGACGCTATTTGAAGAGACAAAGGATAACATGTATCCTACGTCCGAGGAATACATTTATTGGAAGAATTACAAAGACAGAATCTTCTATATAGATTATGAGATTGAGGACGACTACAAGCTCATGGAACTGTCTAAGGTAATTATCAGATTGAATTGGGAAGATAGGAATATCGCCGTGGAAGCAAGAAAACCTATCTTTATTTATATTTTTTCTTACGGCGGAGACATGAATCAGGCAAATTTCTTTGCGGATCTTCTCATCGCTTCTAAGACTCCTGTTGTGACTGTTGCGATGGGAGCAGTAATGTCGGCGGGTTTTGAAATCTTTCTTGCCGGACATAAGAGATATGCATTTAAGCATACGCAGATGCTCGTTCACTCTGGCAGTGCGTCCTTTACGGGAACTGCGGAACAGATTGCAGCTGCGCAGGAGAACTACAAAAAGCAGCTTGATGCCGTGAAGGAATATGTGCTTGACCGCACGAGCATTGATGCTGAAACATTTGATGCGAATCGTTCCAAGGATTGGTATTTTGCCGAGGACGATTTTCTGAAGTATAACATTGTAGATGCCATCATTACTGATGTGTCACAGGTATTTGAATAAAAGGATGTGATTCCGTTGGACATGAAGAGACGGACAAATGAATCGGAAGAGCAGTATCTTTGGAGGCTTGGAGTTGCCAAGGATTCTGGAACTATTGATATTACGTGGGACGGGATTGCAGACCTTATGAATGCTGAATTCCGGGCAGACGAAACGGAATATCTCTCCTCTTCTGCTTACCGTAAAGCCTATCAACAGGCTCGGCGCTTCTATGAAGCTGGTGTATTTACTAGTCTTTCCGAGGATAAATACCTTGAGAAGATTAAGGAGGCCAAGCGTGAGCTTGAGAAGGAGAAGGTGAAGTTTCGGGACGAGCGAAATGAGTACAATAAGATTGTGCGAGAAGAAGCCCGCCGTGAAAGTTATAAGGAACAGGTGCTTCGTGCCATTGCAGAGTTTGAATGCAAACCGCTTCAGTATATTCCGAGTAATGATGAATTTGAGCATAAAGATTGTTCTATGGTAATTTCATTTACGGATGTACACACAGGCATCGATATTAACTCTCCTATTAATGTATTTAATGAAGACGTGCTGTGGTACAGAATTACAGAGTATATCGATAAGATTCGAGAGATTCAGCACAGGCATTGTGCGACATATGGCTATGTTGTTCTTTCTGAATTAATCAGTGGACTTATTCATACGACTCTGCGCATTGAAAATAATCAGAATCTTATCCAACAGTTTTTGACTGTGACCAGATATCTTGCCGATTTCTTAGTTGAGATGGATAAGTTATTTGAGGAGACGTATGTGGTCATGGCGCCTGGTAACCATAGCAGGATTTCACCGAAGCCTGAAGATTCTCTGCGTGGTGAGAATATGGACATTCTGGCTATGCCATATCTTAAGGCTGTACTACAAAATTATAAACATATTCATTTCATTGATAATAAGTATGATGAGTATGTCGCAATCTTCGGTGTTGAAGATAAAGTGGCTATGGCTGTGCATGGAGATAAAGATAATTTATCTGATGTTGTACAGAAACTTACTATGTATACTGGGCGGAAGCCCGACTTCGTATTTATGGGACATCGGCATACAAATGCCATGTCTACAGTGTACGATACAAAGGTTATCCAGTCTGGAACAATTGCTTCCACGGATAACTTTGCTATGAATTTAAAACTTAAAAACAAACCAGAACAGACTGTTTGTATTATCAACAAAGATGGGCTGGATTGTTTATATGATATAAAACTTGTTTAGGATTAAAAGGAGAAATGTATTATGAGAACAAAGGATTTTATTAGAGAGATTGCAAATAGGTCTGATCTTACAATTGCTGATAGCGGAAAGTTTTATGAGGCACTCTGCGACATTCTTGAAGATAGAATTGTTGCCGGTGAGGATGTAGTTTTCCGTGGACTTTTTACTATTATGGTAAAGGATACGCCAGCCCGCACTGTAAAGTGTGGTTTTGACGGTAAGGTTCATGATATTCCGGCAAGAAAGACTGTTACTTATAAGACAAGCCCGACTCTGAAGAAGAAGCTTATCGCTGAGTAAGGCGGTGATGAGTATGGCAGACAAGTGGGTGTTTAAGGATATCGAGGATCTTTGCAGGAATGTTGTTTGGCTTTCTAGGGTTATGCGTGGGCAGTCTGTGACTGTGCTTGGCACTTTTGAAGAACTGTATCCTATTGTTAATTATATTCTGAAGAATACGGATTATGAACTTTTTGATGTAGATTTTCGCAGTGGGGAAATTGACGGATATAATCTTGAATATGCCATGACCCTTGATGATGAAGGTTATATGTGGATTGAAAAGGCTATCCGAGTAAAAGAGGATGGCACAAAGTCACTGGTTTATTTTGATAATCTCGTATTTGCTTATACCGATGTAGACAAAGAACTTATAAAAGAAAATAAGGCTCTTCTGTTTGATGTCGATGACGGTGAAGATGAGCCAAAATATGAACATCTCTCTGGACTTAAATTCAATAAGCCAGAGATTTTTACTTTTACTGTAAAAGATATTGATAAAGCTCTTGGGAAACTTTTTGATATTTAATATAAAGTGAATGTTTATGGGAAGAGATGCACAGCTGCGCTCTTCCCTATTTTTTTATCTTCCGCTGCTATCTTATTAATGCGGTAGAGACTACTAGGATTAATGGGATAGATACTATTGTTTAGAAGGGCGGAGGTGTTTTTATGGGAGAAATTGAGAGTTTATTCCGTATCGATTATGTTCGATTGATTATGGATATATTTATCATTCTTGTAGGTATTGTAACCGTAGGAAATATTGTTGGGAAAGTTTCTGAGATTGTCGGTAAACCTGTCGGCTGGGTCAGACGGCGCAGTGAGGATCATGAAATGATTATGAAGACTGCGGCGGATTTAGATGATTTTAAAGATAAGTATGTTAACCGTGGATTAAAACTTGAGGATGATGTTGCTCATCTGAAGGAATTTCAAGAGGAATTGAAGGATACTCTTAAATTAATGTCCGATAGAGATGATAAGTTGGCCAAGGAGATAAATGCTTTGGTAATTGCCAACAGAGAGACGCTTGGTGACAGGATCGATGAAAGATTCAGATATTATTTTTCAATTGGCGGAATCCCCGGCGATGAATATGAAGGTTTTGTATCACTGCATGATGCTTATAAATTAGTAGGCGGGAATCATGTTCGTGATGAGAAATATAATTATGCAATGAAAAATTTCCCCATTCTCAAGAAAGGTTACGGAAACGAGGCGGATGAATAATGACTTGGGATGAGGAAAAGAGGTTTCTAGAAGATAGAAATCATTGTTTAACAGAAATAGATTTTGAGATATTTATGTACGATACAATGTCTAGAATAGTGACAAATATAGATGAAGGTGATTATTGCAGAGTATCTGTAGTCACTAAAAACGGGACAGGATGGAATTTTAGAGTGAAAAAGAATTCATGAGGAGCTGATAGAAATGGCTATATTAAAAACTCCTCTTTCTAAGTCTGAGATTAATAGGATTAAGTTGCCAGACCTCAAGAAGGAGTACACCTCATTATCAGATATATATGGGAAGATAGTTAATAATGAATATATATATTGTCCGATTTGTGGAGAGTGGCAATCTGCAAAGATAAATTTTTACACTTCGCAATTTTCTGAGGACGGGTATAACCATTATGGATGCAAGTCTTGTATTTTGAAAGAAGCGACCGATGTTAATAAGGATGGCGTTTTTGTAGATAATAAAAATAAGACAAAGGCTGTATTGATGAAACTAGACCTTCCTTTTATAGAGAGTCTTTATGATGACCTTTATGATAAGGTTGATAAGACTGGATTCGTAGATAAGCGTGGAGGCACTGTTGCATTTCCCGCTTATATTACAATAATTAAGTCTCTTCCTAATTATAGTAAACTGCAATGGAAGGACTCAAAATTTGATGATACGAGTGAGCGTATCGATCTCCTGCCGACTAAGGAAGTCAGAAAAGGAATTATTAAACTTTTCGGTGATGGACTTACAACGCAGGATTATTTATTTTTACAAGACCAATATGATGATTGGAAAGCCAGAACGCAAGTGGATACGAAGTCGCAGGAAACATATATCGTTAATATCTGTATGATTCAGCTTCAAATACATAATGCGCAGAAAGCTGGCAAGGACACATCGAAACTGTTAGATACTCTTAATAAACTGATGGATGCTGCAAGGCTTCAGCCAAAGCAGAATGTTGGGAATTCTTCCACTGATGATTTGACATTTGGTCAACTGATTGAAAAGTGGGAGCAGGAAAAACCGATTCCAGAACCAGAGGAACAGTTTAAGGATGTGGATGGGATTGGCAAGTATATCAGGGTTTGGTTTGCCGGGCATCTTGCTAAGGCTCTTGGATTAAAGGGCGGGCGCACCGAGGAATATGAACAGGAAATCAAGAAATATACTGTTGAGAAGCCACAGGCGCAGGATGGCGAGGCTAGTTCCGATGAATTGTATCAGGCTCTATTTGGTAGTGACGGTGATGAGTGATGGCTCGTGGTAAAAAACTCAGCGATGCTCAGTTAAAGAAAGATGCCACAGCGAGGCTGATGGCGACTGTCGCTTGGAGAGCCGGATATTATCGTGCTAATCCACAAAGATTTTGTAGTGAAGTTTTAAATCTTCATTTGAAATTATTTCAGAAGATATTGATTTATATGATGATGTGCAGCGATTGCTTTATGTTCCTCGCTAGTAGAGGCCTCGGAAAGACCTATCTTGTGGCCTTGTATTGTTGTGTACGCTGCATATTGTATCCAGGTTCAAAGATTGTTGTAACATCTGCGACCTATAAACAAGCACGAGAAGTTGTGCTAAAAATAACGGATGACTTTATGAAGAAGTCTTCTATCCTATGTAGTGAGATAGAGAAAACGAGTACTGGACAAAATGACACGTATGTCATGTTCAAAAATGGATCATGGATGAGAGTATATGTTGCCACGGAGAATAGCCGTGGCGCAAGAGCAAATTGTCTGATTGTGGATGAGTCCAGACTTATCCCTCAGAAGATTATCGACACGATTTTTGTACCGATGCTTTCCTCTCCGAGGCAGCCTGGTTATCTTGATAAGCCTGAATATAAGCATCTCCAAGAGATGAATCAACAGTTTTATCTGTCTTCTGCATATTATCAGTCTTCTGAATTATATGATAAAGCAAAGGCGTATACTGCCAATTTCTTTAATGAAAAATTAAATTACTTTATTTGTGATTTACCATATCAATTAAGTATATATGAAGGATTGCTCATGCGACAAGGTATAGAAAATGAGATGAGCGAGGCGACATTCTCGGATATTTCATTTGCGATGGAGCGTGAGGGATTGTTCTGGGGCGCTGGCGAGGATGCATTTTTCTCGTTTAATGACCTCGATAAATCCAGAGTGTTAAAGGATAGTTTCAAAGATTTACAGTACTATGCTGCGACAAAGACAAAATTACCGGATAAGAAGCCCGGTGAAATCCGCATAGAATCTGTCGATATTGCCTTGTTGGCAAGTCGGAAACATGACAATGATGCTTCGGCGATTTTGATTGGTAGTGCTATGCCGACATCTTCTAATAATTATATCTGTAATCTGAATTATATTGAGACCGAGGAAGGTCTCCGAACAGAGGAACTTGGCATGAAGGTTATGCGATATTATTATCAGTACGATGTGGATTATATTGCACTCGATGCTAATGGTATCGGACAGGCGGTATTGGATTATTTGATGGACGACCATTATGATACAGAGTACGGCATTACATATCGTGCGTTGAATTGTTGTAATAATGACGACCTTGCGATTCGTTGTCGTGTTAAGAATGCGCCGAAGGTAATATACGCTATTAAGGCTAATGCGAAGTCTAATAATGATATGGCATTAGCTCTTAGGTCTGGTCTTCAGAATGGTTATATTAATCTTCTATCTCATGATGCTGATATTGAAGATTATCTTGCGGAGACCATTAAAGGTTATAGTAAGCTTAGTGAATTGCAGAAAGCTAAACTAAAGCTTCCTTATATACAAACAACATTCTTGATTGATGAAATGATAAATCTCGACCACGACATTTCAAACGGATTGGTTAAGATTCGTGAGAAGTCGGGATCTAGAAAGGATAGATTCAGTAGCTTTGAGTATATGTATTATGTGGTCACTGAATTATCTAAGAAATTAAAACCAAAAGAAGAAGTGAGTACAGCTGATTATATGAAGATTTTTAAGATTAGAAGAACACCGAAGCGTGTGAGTATTTTTGGATAAAGGGGGTGTGTGTGGTTGGCGAATAATAAACCTAAGATTTATACGAAAAATGAGGATACAGAAAAGCTTCAGAATTTCACTAAAAGAAACTCTGCACTGAATATTACATTTAAGAAGCTGAATGAGATTTTAGAGCGGGATGTTCGTAGGACGACAAACAGGTCTTATACCCAGTATGCTAAGGAAAACATTATCCAGTATTTACAGAATCCTGCAAATAACTTAGATAATATTCGCGAGGTGTCCAGATTCTTAGAGAGATACTCTATGATTTATCGAATCCTTATGACGTATTATGCCGTGTCACCCCTCTATTTTTATAATTTAACGGAGACAAGCGATATCTCTAAAAGTATTGAAAAGAGAAAGTTGACAAAGTCGTATAACAAGGTTGCCAAAATCATGCATGGATTTGATATCAAGGAGAATTTTTCCAATGCTATTTATAACACCGTCAGAGATGGCATGTATGTAGGATACACATATACTGATGGAGAGCATACATTTTTAATGCCACTTGATATTCGGTATTGTAGGATTTATGGTAAAACTTCTTCCGGGCAATGGATTGTTTATTTTGATGCTACATATTTTTCTGGTTCTAATAGCATCTTTGTAGAAGGTATTGACGGCGACACTACGGGCTGTTGGGATCAGGTATTTATTGATGGATATAATGAATATCTGAAAGACCGAAGGAATAAGCAATGGTTTAGGCTTACCCCAGAAAAGACATTCTGCATGATTGCGGGCTTAGATAATGAGTTTACAACTCCCCTCCCCTATTTTGCCGGATTATTTATTAGCTTGGTTGACCTTAGCGACCTTGAACAGATTGTTCAGGCAAAGTCTGAACTTGATAATTATAAGTTGATTATTAGTAAGATTCCTCTAATGAATAATTCTGAGAATGTCGATGACTTTGCAATCAACCTTGAGCTTGCACAGGCTATGCAGGAAGATATTGATAATAATACTCCTGATCTCGTTGGTACAGCTGTAGCACCGTTCCAGGATTTTGAGATTGTAGATTTTGACCATAGTGATACGGCGACTTCTACTGATAAGCTTGCAAATAGTATCAGTAATCTGTTTAACAATGCCGGTGCTTCCCAGCTTGTTGTAGCCGGTGGTTCGAGTACAAACTCTGTTGGTTTGAAACATGCTATTCAAAATGATATGTCCAAGATGTGGGTCTTCATGAACAGGATTCAGTCTTGGCTTAATTTTTATATAGAAGAAAATATCGCAAAGAATTTCATTTTTACTTTCCACCGAATCACTTGGTATAACGAGGAAGAGTATCAGAATAGTATCAAGGATGTATTGGTATTTGGTGGTTCGTTGATGGATTATCTTACTTGTAAAGGCAAGACGCCTTATGAAGCAGTCCAGCAGCTGTTCTTTGAAGATGCTATTGGACTGAAAGATTTAATGAAACCATTACAAACTTCGTATACTGTATCTAATAAGGATACGCAGACTGGCAGACCTAAGAAAGATCCAGATGATTTAACTGAGGAAGGCGCTGACACTGCGGATACTGGTAAAAATGAAACTACAAAAATCAATAGCTGAGGTGATGCGTGATGGAATATCCTTTTATTAAAACAGATGATGAGGAAACGGCGAAGAAGTTACTTGAGATTGGTCTTGAACTGATTGACCACACGGGAACTATGTATACTTTTGTTAATTCGCCGGAACATTACGACAAACATGCTGATTATAAGAATGTTCAATATTCTAATATATTGACAGTTTGATATAACGCCGTGGCGTTATTTTTTTATATAGGAAGGAGGAATGGACAAAAATGGATTTTTTAACACTAGAGGATTTATATGAAGCTGTGAAGAACAGAAAGCGTTCTTTTAAGTTTGATGCTTCACAAAATGGCAAACCTCTTGTCGTTCATTCTTTTGGTAAGTTGAATTTCGAGGAGAATAATGAGGAAGCCGGTCTGACTAAGGTTCGTTTTGAGAATGCTGCTAATACTGGCGAGAATCTCAATAAGTCCTATATTGATGTTGAAGTTATGAAAAATAAGCTAATGCCGACATTTAAGAATAGACCAATCCTTGGTTATATCCATGAAGTTGATGGTGAGCCACAGTTTTATACTCATAATATGCATCTCGAAGATGATGAGATCGTGTACGATGAAATTACTGTTGGTATTGTCCCAGAATCCAATAATGCGGAACTTACTTATAACGCCAAGGATGATAATTATATCCTTCAGATGGATGGATATATCTTTGATAACTACACAAAGGCGGCGGAGATTCTTGAGCGTGACAAGGAATGTACTGTCAGCGTGGAAATCGCTGTTACAGACATGTCTTTTAATGCCAAGGATAAAGTTCTCAATATTAATGATGGATTTTTCAGTGGGATTACTTTGCTCGGCGTAGATCCGGAGGGTAATAAGATTGCTCCCGGCATGAAAGGCGCACATGCAAAGCTCGCCGACTTTGAGAAGGATGTGACTTACTCGCTTGCTCCAGACAGCGAACTGTCTGTTGCTATAGATAAATTGAAAGAAGCAATTTCAGTTTTTGACAGTTTAAAGAATGGAGAGGAGGTTAAGGAAGATATGGAAATGAATGAGAATGTAGAAATCGCTGAAGAGGAAGTCGTGGAAGAGACTGTGGAAGAGACTGTGGAAGAAACTGTTGAGGAGTCTGCTGAGGAAACTATTGAAGAATCTGAAGAGTCTGCCGATACTGAGAACTTTGATGGTGATTCTGATGGTGGTGATGCTACTGGCGGAGATAATACTGCCGGAGATAATACCGATGAAGGAAGTGCTGATGGCGAAGATGATGGAGAAGACTCTGAAGAGGAATATGATGGAAGTCTTGACTCTTTCCAACCGAGAACTCTTACCAATGGCGCTATGACTTATGAGTTATCTCACGATGATATCAGATGGTCTCTGTATAATCTGCTTGATGCTTATGCCGATGAAGATAATGAATGGTATCACATTGATGCGGTGTTTGATAATCATTTTATTTATTCTAATTGGCTTGGAGATAAAATCTTTGGACAGAATTATACAAAGAATGGCGATGTCGTTGCGTTTGATGGCGACCGTTATAAGATGTATCTCGAATATCTCAATCAGGAGCAGTATGATGCTCTTCAAAACATGAGGCAGACCTACTCTTCTATTCAGACTGAACTTAATGAATATAAAGAGAAGGAACTGAATACACTTCGTAATGAGGTAATCTCTGACGCTTCATATGCTCAGTTCTTAAATGAGCCTGAGTTTAAGGATATTACATCCAATATTGATAATTACTCTGTTGATGAACTTAGAAATGCTTGTGATATTGCATTTGCTAAGTGCGTTAAGAGAGTTGGAAATTATTCCAAGAGCGAACCTGATAAGCCGGAACACAAAGATGTTGCGCTTTTTGCTTTTGGAAATACAGAACATAAGTCTGACTTTTTAGAAGGACTGCTTAAATTAAAGAGATAATAAACTATTATTCGTAAAGGAGGAATTTATTATGGCATTTGTAGATGCTACCGCCCAGGCAAAGGGCTTTAGAGGCTACTTTGAAAGCGCGAGGTTAAAGGCAGTAGATGTTGGTCGTATTCACGACACACTTGTCGAAGGAACTGTTGACGGAGAAGTAGTACCTATTCAGGTAGACAATGGTGTACCTGTAAAGATTGGTGATTTTACTGGTGAGGATCTTCAGCAGATTCATGCAACTATCGCTGGTGTTGGCGATAAGATTGCTGTTGTAGGTACTGATCCTGTT